GTAAAAGTTGGATTAGTATATGTAATTCCACTATTTGAACCTGTAATTATACTTGTATCCACAGTAGTTGAATAACCTGACAAATCAACTGTATATCCTTCACCATATGCTGAAGAACCTTCACCTAATGTTCCCGTTGTAGCATCTGGAACAAATGGAGCTTCATCTCTCATCCAGGTTTCGAAATCATCGTCTCCTTTTTGACCTTTGTTGTTAAAACTATCTATACTAATAGTGGATTCGTTCATAATATCCTCCTCACGTTTACCACACCAATCACATTCTACACCCTTAGGAAATCCAACAACATCATGTTGTCTATCACAATAGTGTTCCCAAAATTTATCCTGTTTCCATACACTTTGATCATGTCTAGGATCCATCATCTGTTTTATGTGTTCTTTAGAATAATCACTTGGCATCTATAAACTCCGTATCTGTACTGAATGTAGTAAAACCACCTTCTTTTATTACTTGTAGTATTGTGTTTACTCTGCCAACAAGTTCGTCTCTGTGTGAGATTAAAAAGATGTTTTTGCTACGTTCACGTTCTATCTTCTTTAGCACACCTAACGCACCGTCAACACCATTAGTGTCCATACCACTGTCAATAAGTTCGTCTATTGCTAAAAAGTTTATAGGCGTATTCATACTTTCAAAAACATCTCTAAAACTCCAACTTAGTCCTAGTATCAGTCTGTTACGTTCGCCTCTGCTTAGATTATCAAAATCTAAATCTCTGCCTAGTTCTGTAATCTCAACTGTTAGATCAGGTTGGAATTGCACTTCATGTGGCAAACCTAGCTTGGTCAAATAGTAAGCTAGTCTACTGTTTAAGTATTGCAAGTTTTGTTCAATGATACGTTTTCTAATAAAACTGTCTTTGTTGGTTAACAGTTTGTACAAAAAGTCTTGGTGATCTTTTACATTGTTCAATTGGTTAATAGTATCCCAGGTTATTTCTTGCATACCTGTTTCACGCAAACTTTCAATTTGTTCTTGATAAGTGTCAACTTCGCTTGACTTTGTAGTAGCTTGACTACGCAAGTTTTCTACTTCCATGTTGTGTTTGTGTGCTTCTGTTTCAGTATTATAGTGTGTAACTGGTATTTGTCCTAGTTCACCAAGTTGTGTTATAGCATCAAACCATTCTTTTTCTTGCTCGTGATTTGCTTTGACGTGTTGTTGTGCTTCACTCAACTGTTCTTGTTTACTGTTTAAAATACTTTCTTGTTTTTCGTCATGAAGTTCTTGCCCACAAGAATGACATTTATGATCTTTTAGCAGATTAATTTCTTTGTTAAGTTTATCAATCAGCTTTTGCTGTTTTGTATTATCGCTTTGAATATTAGATAACCAACGTTCTGCTTCATCTTTCAGCTTTTTCTTTTCTAGGTAATCACTCAACAATGTATGATTATTAAGTTCTGTTTGTATATCTATTTTTTCCAGTGTGTTTATTTGTTGCTGGATACTTTGGACAGTAGTTTCTTGTTGATCCCGCCAAATTTTCTGCCTGCGTTCCAAATCACTGATACTTTTCTCAATTCTGGTATTTGCTTCTTCAATAGCTTTAATTCGATACTCTTCTTCTTTGATTGCATCTCTAGTCAACCTTTGTTGTTCTTTGAGAACCTCTGCTTTTTCGCTGAGCATTGTTATACCCAGTAATTGTTCAATGATTGCTCTTTGATCATTTGCCCTCATACTGAGGAAAGGTTCTGTGTATGTGTTTAATGCAACAATGTGTTTGAACATGTCATGACTCATACCAAATAATTTTTCTATATCTGATTGAGTTTGACGATTTTCACCTTGTGCTTCGTCTCCGTCAACGTTTTGATCATTGACATAGTATTTAAGCAAATTAGGTCGTCTACCTCTTTCAATACGGTATTGAGTGCCATCTTTAACAAAATCCAGTGTAACTAGCATACTTTTGCCGTTGGTTTTGTTTATCAAGTTGTCTTTGCGTATGTTTGTTAATGCATTTCCGTATATAGCATAACTGAGTGCATTTATAATAGTAGTCTTGCCTGTACCATTACGACTGCCATCTCCACCTAAGTCTACATTATTACCTAATACAAGTGTTAGTCCGTTGTCAGTAAAACGTACAGCTTGTGTAACGTTACCAACACTCATAAAGTTCTTAACAGTTAAATCTTTGATTGTTATCATAGGTTGTTATATATGTCCACTAGCAGTTTTTTATCAATCATTTCGCTGTCCACAGCATTTAAACTATTATACACTATCTGGTCAACATTTTCAACTTCAATATCATCTACAACTCTCCAGTCCTGTGCATGTTCTTCTTTTTTAGTAGGCATAAGTGTTATTTCTCTTACACCAAACTGTTGACTGAATGTTTCTTTAATAAAGCTAGCTTCTTCATAGCTGATTGCAATATCTAATGTAGCTCTACAATAAGTTTTATTATTGAGTATTACGTCTGGTTCATCTATCAGTCTACTCAAAGGAACAGTTCTGTATCTTGGACCAGCAAAATCTATATACTCAGGTTTACCTCCCCATTCTAATACCATCATGCCACGCTCATCATCCCAAGCATCAGCATAGTTGTGTGGAAATGGTGAACCCAAGTAGTGTACATTGCCTTTGTTTTGTCGTTTGTGAAAGTGTCCAGTAAACACATACTCTGGTCCTTGCAAGTGTTCTGCGTTAAGTTGACCATGGTCTGGCATCTCTACCATTGCATTCATTTTAAAGTACGGAAGTTCAAAATGACCAAACATGTATCTGCATTTGGTCTTGCTGACTTTGGTCCATTCATCTCCGACTAGCCAAGGAACAAGTGCTACATCATCTTGTACAAATGTTTGTTCGTTTATAAGATGCACATTGTCAAAAAGTTCTGCATAAGGCAAACTGTTATAGTCACGTTTTTCTCTATAATAGAGATCGTGATTACCTGTTATCATATACACTTTTTTAAATGTTTTACTGAGCTTTGCTACATTTTCAACACTATAGTTGAGTGTACTAACATTCACACTGGCTCTATGATGATGCCAGTCTCCTAAGAATATACAAGTTTCACAGTTGTTAGCTTTTGCTTGTTCAACAAACCAATCAACAAACTCTGCACAATCACGATTGTGTTGTTTGCTATTGTTCTTGTTTCCGAAATGTATATCCGTAAAGCAAGCCGCACGGTTAAAGAATGACATGGTTATCCAATTCGTAGTTCAGACGTTAAAGCTAGTATAGTTTCATAACTACACCTTGTCAATGCCTAAACGTTAAATCCATGTTCTTTGCGTTCTTTGTCTGATTTTTCGTCCCATTTAGCACGTTCAGCCATTTCGTGTTCGATTTGACGTGTCCAACTTGGTGTTTGACCTGCTTCTTGTAGTAGGTCATCTCTGATATTTTGGTTACGTTTCTCTAGGTTCAATACTCTTGTAAAACTATTGGTAACCGCGGCTGTGTAATATGCAAATGGATTTTCACTTTTTAGCTCGTTGAACTGCAATCCAATTTGCGATAGTTGTAATAATGCATGACTACGCATTTCATCTACATAAGTGTATCCACGCCAGTTGCTACGCATACTGTAACGTTCACACAGTTTAATATACATTTTTGCTAGATTATTAGTAATAGCACCATGTTGTGTATTAAATTTACCATTGTCTAATCCACCTTCCCAATGACTACGCAAGCATTCTTTTAGTTCACCATGAATGTAAGCATAATGTTTGAATGGAGGGAAGTTACATTTACTATGATGATCAGCTACAGTTTTTGGCTTGTTTTTTCTACCAGGCTCCAGTGGAACATGGTCAAAAGTCATAAGTCTAAATACTAAACTTTTTTCATCTATTGTGTCTGGATCGATCTTGTAATTAATTTGTTTGGGTTTTTGACTTTGTTTGCTTTTCGGATCATCATACCAATCGAAATATGCACGTTCATATGCTTCAATACTTAACTGTCTAGCTCTGTTTTCTTTTGCTACTTGTATCACTTCTGAATTTTTTACATCATCAATATTTTCTACTATTGTATCAAATCTACTGTAATCATCATCTAGTACATAGCAATAACTGAGTTTACTTTTATGTATTTCTTTAAGCATGTCTTTATTATTAAGATAGTTTTGTTTCCTCATTTTAATTCCTTATCTGATTCCATTATACACAATATTTGGTACAATGTCAATAACTACACATATAATTATCCTATAAATACAACTATAGGAGATACCTCATGAAGTATGCACAGTTGACAGAAGATATAGCAAAAGACGTTGCTGTTTTTTACGGCGGTCGATTTCAGCCTATGCACAAAGGTCATCATAAAGTGTATATGGATCTAGTAGAGCAGTTTGGTTCTGCTAACGTATTTATCGCAACTACAGTAAGCAAAACTGCAACGCCAGAACGTGATCCGTTTAGCTTTGAAGAGAAGCGTATGATAATGAATGACATGTTTAATATACCATTGGATAAAGTTGTACAAACACAACCATATAGACCTGATGTAAGTTTGACTAGAAAAGATCCAAAAAATACTGCGGTTGTACTTGTGTTTAGTGCCAAAGATGCAGGAAGATTAAAGCGTGGAGGTTTTCTCAGAGATTATGAACCAGGTGCTGAAATGGTACCTAGTGACCAAGGAGCATATATCCTTGAAGTTGGAATACAAGAAGGTGGCATGAGTGCTACTGATTTTAGGAATGCAATGAAAAATGCCAGTCTCAATGACAATCAAAAAATGATGGTGTTTAGAGAATTTTTTGGTACTATTGAACCTAACACATACGAATTTATAAGGGATAAACTAAATGCCGGTACTAGCTAGAAATCGTGCAAGATTATTGTTGAAACCTGGAGCATTAAGTATATATATGGGTGCGCCTGATCTTCAGCCTCTAGTAGAACATGGAGGTATTATGTTTCCTGTACAGCCTGATATTACATATTCACAAAGTGTAGGATATACACCTTTTGATTTGACACACACCAATTATACTTTTAATGCTTACAGAAATACACCAAGTCCTGATATACAGTTGACTTGTCAATTTGCAAGTGTAACAGACGATGAAGCAAGATATACATTTGCTTGTATACACTTTTTAAGAAGTGTGAGTAAAATGTTTTTTGGTAAAAATCAAACATTTCCTGCTCCTGGAACACCACCTCCTGTGCTAGAATTCAGTGCGTTTGGTTCAAGACAGTTTAATCAATTGCCAGTTGTGGTAAGTCAGTTTTCTACTACATATGATTCAAATGTAGATCTAAAACTGTTCAATGGGGAGATGCAAATACCAGTATTAATGAATTTGTTTGTAAACCTTACTGTTCAGCAAAATCCAGATAGACAAAAGAATCAATTTACAACAACTGATTTTATCAGCGGTAGAGCATACACAGGGAAATTTATCTAATGAGTTTATATGATAACAAAAGCAATTATGCCAATACAGATTCCAACAGCAGATACCTTGAGTTGTATAATCCTCCAATAACCTCCGACACACTTTCAGTTGAAACAATAACAATGATAATTCAATCAAAATACAATAAAAGACCAGACCTATTAGCATTTGATATGTTTGGAAGTGCAAGGTTGTGGTGGGTATTTGCACATTACAATAGAGATACTCTCAGAGATCCAATCATGGATTTTACTTCTGGGACAAAGATAGTAGCACCAAAGACATATAGAGCCACGAGGACTTCTTAATAATGGTCCAAATATATCAAGACAATATTTTAAATCAATACGATAATGTCACTTACAACTGGACTGTCCATATGATGAGGCCAGAAGATGTTAACCTTTACAACGAAGCTATTGGATTAGGTCGCACAAAAATTATTGCACAAAGCGGTGTTGAGAGTGAAATCAACATTTCAAGTGTTGAACACAATATGAAAATGGCACACAACAAAACAATGCCAGACAGAGAAGCAGTTGGTAATGTTTTTAGTTTTACACTAACAGAACCACAAGGTGCTACTTTGTATACGAGAATATATGAAGCCGCAAGACAGTTGAATATAGTAAATCATCTCAAAGCCTGTTATCTACTTGAACTAAAGTTTTTAGGATATGATACACAAGGTAATCCAATTGATAGTATTGTTACTCCTTATTATTATGCATGTACACTGACTGGATTGGATTTTAATTATGCTGATGGTGGAACAAGCTATAGAGCTGATTTTATCGAAACAACACAAGATGCTTTTAAAAATCTTGTGTTAAGCATCAAAGAAGACATTGATATCAGTGCTAGTAACTACGGTACTTTCATTAGTGAACTAGAAAGAATTGTAAACGAGCAAGAACAAAAACAAGTGGTTACCAGCATGGCAAGAGATCTTTGGCACACTTATAAATTTGGATATGGAGAAGGTGCAGAAGATTGGGCTAGTTGGGGATTTGATACTGGTAGTGGATCAAAACCTAATACAGATAAACTAGGTAGTGTTAGTATTACTGGTAGTGGAAATTTAACTTTCGGTATAAAAAGAGGTGCTCAACTCAATGATTTAATGATACTAGGTCTTATGCAAACCAAAGAGTTTAGAAGATTACCAACAGCAGAAAATGGATTTCACAAACAATCTCCAAATGATGAGGAAGCAGATGCTCCTACTTTTGCAGATTTAAGTAAATGGTTTACATTTGATACAAAAACTACATATGATGTATATGATTCGACTGCAAGAGACTTTGCAAAGATATTTGATATAAAGATACAAGCTATAATTACACCAGAACTTCATCATGATGTTGTTTCCTATGATAAACTTATTAAAAGCGAAAATTTACAAAAAGAAAGATTAAAAAATATAATTAGAAAAGGACTGTTAAAAAAGCGTTTTGATTATTACTATACTGGTTTAAACACAGAAGTAATGAGTTTAGACATATATTTGAACACAACTTATTATCAAATACAAGCACTCAATCAAGGTGCAGGCAAGTTTATAGCCAATACTCAAGCAGGAGAAGGAGGCCCAGGCACAGAATTTTCTAAGGTAAAAGGTGACTTTGGAAAACTATCAAAACAAATACAAGAGTCAAAAAATGAGATTTCAAAACTTCAAAGAGAAATTGAAGGTTTACAAAAAGCACCTATTGACAGTACTAGTCCAACAGTTGAATTACATTCAAGATCAGTTACAATAGAGAACAATAAACAAGCTATAAAAGACCAAGAAGAATTAGTCAAGCAGTTAGAAATCAAACAGGAAAAACTTATTCCACAACTACAAGAACTTACAAAAGCCGAACAAGCACGACGAAGGTTGGAACAAGGTGATGTTGATAAAATTACAGGTACAACATATCTCACACAAAGAGATTTAGTTGGTAGACAACAAAGTTTTGGAGAAACACACCCACTTACGCACAGTATACAGAATATCAACAGTAAAGCAACCAACGGTCCAGACGAAGGAGATACAAGTGGTGCAGTTTATTTAGGTGCAGTTGAACTTAACCTAAGTACACTAGGAGATCTTGTACAACAAACAATTATGATCAGAGGAGACCCTTATTGGTTAGGTAGACCAAAAAGTAGAAAAGCTAAACTGACAGGTCAAGCAGATTATCAAACGGGTGGCGTCAGCTACTTTTTAAATCTAAACTTTCCTACATATCCAGATGAAAATACTGGACTAATGAATATACCAGAAGCAAACTATGGTATTGTAGGTATGTATAGAGTTTTCGAAGTTACTGCAAACTACAGTGAAGGACAGTTCACTATGACCTTAAACAGTTTTAGAGATATCAATACAAATGTAGGATTGGTATGGGATTATCTCAGCACAGGTGAAGTAGATTTAGAACCTGCTAAAAAAGGCGAACCACTAAAACTAGCTGAAGATCAAGGTGAAGGTGACCAAGAAGGAAATGAACTGGAAGATTTAACAGGTCCAGAATTAATTGAAGAAGGACTTACAACCGGAGATGTTACAAATCCAACAGTAACAGAAGCACAGCTTACCAATGGAGCAACGAGAAATAAACCTATTAAAGCCAAACTAAAAAATATACTACAACAAGCCGCAGAGGCAACTGGACTCAATGTAGTTGTTTTTAGTGGAGGTATGGATACTCAACTTACTGGAACGACCAGACACCTCGACGGGGGTGCGGCAGATATTAGATTGTTTACCGCAGACGGCACACAGTTAACCTTAGACAATTCTGATCATTTACCATTGGTTCAAAATTTTCTTAAAAAAGCAAAAGATTTTGGTGCTACAGGAATTGGTGCAGGAAATGGATACATGGGTAACGATGGCTTTCATGTTGACATTGCAAAAGAATTAGGAAATACTGGTCCTAATAGCAGTACTTATTGGGGAGGGCCACAAGCTAGAGCTCATTTGGCAGAACAATGGTTAAAAGATATAATGTTAGGATAATAAAATGGCTTATAAACACACAGGATATGACACTTCACAAACAGTAAATTCAGCTGAGACCAACAATTCTTTTGCTCACGGATCCAGAGGAGTACAAAGACGTGAAGGTATCTATATTTGTAAAGTTGTTGATTTAGTTGATGATCGTTATGAAGGATACATGTATGTTCAAGTAATAGGTGAATACTATCAAGGTGATAAAAGTACACAAGCAAGTAGACATGAATATCACAGAGTAAGAAGAGCAAGTCCGTATGGTGGCGCTTATCAGTACGCAAATGCAACCAACAGTTATGGAATGAGCGGACATCCTCCAGCACCAGGCAGTGAAGTTGTTTGTGTTTTTCCAAATAACAGTGCCGTTGGTATTGTGCTAGGAGTGTTGCCTGATATTACTAGAAATTCTAGTGTTCCTACTAACCCTGGCACATTTATAGACAGTGAGAGCGATGTGGTAGGCCCAACAGTTGATCCTAGTGTAAAAAAAGATGGTAGTATGAATAAAAGACCAAGAGGAGCAGGAGAAACTGTTAAATCCAGTGAAGAATTTAGTGAGCACTACAGAGATACAGAAAATCATCCAGGGCTTGGTATAGATAGTTTAAGAGGACTAAGCAGTAGTAGTCAAAGAAGAGAATCACCAACTAATGTTTTTGGATTTAACACTCCTGGAGGTCATCATTTTGTAATGGATGATGGCACACTTCCAAATAGCGATTACAGTTTAGCACCAGACAAAAGTAGGAAAGGTGGACTTAGTAATCTTATGCGTTTGGGTAGTGCTGGCGGAGCACAAATTTTATTTCATGATGGCGCTGGATTTATCTATATTATAAGTCAAACAGGTAAGTCATGGATACAAATGAGTCAAGACGGAAAAATTGATATCTATGCAGAAGATGATGTTAGTATGCGTACAAGCAATGATTTTAATTTATATTGCGGTGGTGATTTTAATTTAGATGCAGATGCAATTAATATAAAAGCAAGAAAAGGTGATATGGCAATTGAAACTGCTCAAGGTGAATTCAATTTACACAGTAACAAAGATATTAAACTAACAACTGATCTCAACGGACATATCAAAGCAGTAGGTAATATTAGAATCAGCACTGATGGTTTAATTGATCTTAACGGTCCACAAGCCACAGAAGCAACAAAACCTACACCTAATAATCTTGAGATTAATACTAGCATTAAGGAAAGCATAACTGGTCGAGTACCTGAAGCTGAACCGTGGGGAGGACATGCAGAAGAACAAGAAATGCTTCCTCAACCTGCAAGTCCTAACGCAGATTTAACTGCAAAAGACATTGATATGTCAAAGATCAAAAACAACCAACAGCCCAATAGTAGTAAAGGAAATGTTCAAGGCAAAGGTTCACAAAGACATAATCCTAGAAACAGTCAAGAAAAAGTAGATAACTTTAATGAAAATCCAAATAACAATCTATCGGATGGCAGAGTAGCAGGAAATAATTTACCACCACAGTTTAATGAAAGAGCAGGACCAACATAATGGAAACAGTAGAAGATAGATTTAAAAAAGTTTGGAGTGATTTTACTGTTAGAGATGAAACAGCATATGCTACCAAGTTGGATATTGCAGGTGTTACCAGTAGTGATAATGCAAGATTATTAGCATTAAGTTTTTTTAGAGATTACAATGGTTTTGATGGTACTGCATACGGTGAAGGATTGTACAATTTCGGAATGACCGAACAAGAAGCATATGATTTATGGTTGCTAAGTTTTAACAGTCAAGAACAGATCGCAAAAAGACAACTTTCAACAAATGGAGTTGTAACTATAAGTCAAAGTGCATATGACGGTATGATACTTTATCATTGGGCCACAGGAAGATCACTTCAAGTAAATCAAGGTGAAATAGAATATCAATTAATAAACTCATTGGTAAAACATGACTATGAAACTGTAGCAAATATGATTGTTAATAGCAGTAATAATGTTGAACTTTGTAGAAAAATTGCAACTGTAATTAGACTAGCTGACTACGGAAGACCTAAAACAAGAGCATGGTATAGAGAAAAAGGTGTTTTTACAATGCGTGACTATAATGAAAAAGGCACACTCAGTAATGATCAACTTGCTAGAGCTAGATTTAGTTATTATGCAGAAACACTTAATTTTTTACCTTATACACCTGAAGGATTACAAAGAATACTTGCTAAAGAATATGAAAAAACACTTGTTATACAAAATTTTACATATAGTGGTACAAATACGTTTACATTAGAAAGAAGTGTAAGCATGAGTCCAATAGAAAAGCTCAAAGTTACTATAAATGACAACATTCAACAGCATTTATTTGATTTTACAGTTGATGGTACAACACTCACTATCAGTGAAAGTATGAACACTGGTGATATTATAAAAACTACAATTAAAATATAAACTGAGTATTTAATTTTACCATAAATAATAGTATGGTAACCTATATCGGATATAGCACAATAGACAGCATTAGTGGTGCAAAGACTCTGGTAGATTCAGATCTTGCAAAACGTGATTTGTTAAATCATTTTTACACTAGGAGAGGTGAAAGAGTAGCTGACCCAACATTTGGCAGTATTTTACCTGACCTAGTATTTGATCCTCTTGATGATCGTACTGAAAGACTAGCGTTAGATGATGTTGATACAATAGTAAACAATGATCCTAGATGGAATGTGCTAGAAACACTACTAAGCAAACCAACAGAACACAGCTTAGAAATAAAAGTTAGGTTAGAATATATTAACACAGGATCAGCAGAAGAACTGCTCCTCAATTTTGTAGGTGAAGAATAATGGCACAAGGCGCACGTCAAAGTAGTTTATTTGCCGCGGAAGATTTTACAGTAGCATACGAAAGTTTTGCTCAAGCAAATCTCCAAGCATATGATTTTGAAACCATTAGAAATGCTATGGTGGATTATATCACAACAAACTATCCAGAAAATTTTAATGATTACATTAATTCAAGTGAATTTATAGCACTCATTGAATTGATTGCATTTTTAGGACATAACCTAGCATTTAGAGCAGATCTAGGACAAAGGGAAAACTATCTAAGTACAGCAGAACGTAGAGAAAGCGCCTTGCGTATTGCTGAATTTTTAGGATATACACCTACTAGAAATACAGTAGCCACTGGCTATATGAAAATAGACAGTATACAAACTGATGAGCAAGTTTTTGATGCTACTGGTGAAAGTTTAGCTAATGTCGTAACACAATTTGAAGATGTAACCAATCCTCAAAGTTATCAAAACTTTTTAGCAATCATGAACGCTATTTTTCAAACCAGTAGTCAATTTGGAAGTCCTTTTAGTAGTGCAACTGTAGGTGGAATACAAAATGAAGTATATAGATTAAACAGTACTCGAAACACAAGTCAAAGAGATTTTAACAATAGAATTAACAATGCTAATGCAACTTTTAGTTTACATAGTGCCAGCATAGACAGTACTACAAACACAATAATAGAAAAAGCACCTGACCCTTATGGATTTTTTGATCTGTTATATAAAAATGATAACAGTGGATTTGGATCACCTAACACAGGTTTCTTTGTAGGCTTTAAACAAGGATCATTAAATTTTAAAGATTTTCAAATTGATAATGGGCTACCTAATCTATCTATTGATATTAATACAGACAATGTTGCAAACGGAGAAGTTTGGGTACAAACTGTTGACGAAATTGGTAATGTACAAAAGAACTGGACAAGGGTAGATAGATTGTTTGGTGCAAACACATTATTCAATGCACGTCAAAATAAAATTAGAGATATCTACAGTATCAGCAGTAGAGAAAATGATCAAATCAGTATTGTATTCAGCGACGGTCAATTTGGTAATATACCACGTGGAATAATTAGAGTTTGGTATAGAACAGGTTTAAACAGAACCTATAGCATTACTCCTGACAGTTTTAGAAGCATAAACTTTTCTATAAATTATGTTGGAGCAAGCGGTAATACACATACTGCAAACTTTAGGGCAAGTTTAAAAAGTATAGTCAGCAATGCAAGTGAAAGAGAAAGTATTGAGAGTATTAAAGCAAACGCTCCTAGATTCTTTACCACACAAGATAGAATGATAACAGCAGACGATTATGCTATTGCTCCGTTGACTGCCAGTGAAAATATAAGAAAAATTAAAAGCATTAATAGAGTACACAGTGGACACAGTAGATTCAGAGACATATATGATCCAACGGCAACATACAGTGATGCAACACAGTATGCAGATGATGTTTACATATATGAAAAAGGTGTTACAAACAGAAGTGTCGTTAGTTTGCCAAGTAGTTTAAATGGTACGCAGATATACGACAAACATATAAAACCTTTATTAGC